ATTATAGTATTTGAAATCATATCGTTAATTTTGATAAAAATAGGTATGTTTGAACCTACTTCAAATTGGCAAAATTTATATTTTGTGTGTTTGCGCCCAGCGGTTGATAATCTTTGCACAATTTCTTCAACTGTATTAGCAACTTCTATAATAAAATAGTCAGTTTTTCTTACGTCTATAATTCCAGTTGAGTCTTTAGGTATAACAAGTATCTTTTTCAAATTAATCACCTCTCAACTTAATTTTAGCAGTAAAAAAGACACATAACGTGTCTGTTAAGTGTCTTAAAAGTGACTTATACTTCTTGTATCTCGTCCATTTTATGTATTTTTTCCATAACTTCTTCAATAAATCCGTTTCCGCCAAGATTTTTATAATCCATGTACAACTCCTCAGCGGTTGATTTTTGCATAAGTGTCATGCCTTTGTTCGATTTACCAAACTCATACATTTGTACAATTTGCGATCTGAGCATGCTTCTAAGACCGCCTTCTAATTTTTTATTAACCAACCGTTCTTTTTTGATTAAAGACCATACTTTGTGGATGCCTAATAAAATAAGCGGAGAAGAAACACCTACAACAATTTGACTGCCAACGTCTATCATTCTCAATACCTCTGCATTCATTTTATTTTCCTCTTTTCTATATTTTACCACATTAAATATTAATCGTCATTAACTTCTGCATAATCAAATCTAGCAGTTTGGTATTTACCGTCATCAACTTCAAAAACATTGCATCCAACGCAAGGACAACCTAAAATGTCGCTTTTGTATATAAAATTTCCATTATCGGTAACAAATCCGTTGTTTTCGTATTGAACAAGTTTCATAAATACCACCTTCCTAGTTTAATACTACTAAATTTAAAGACACCTAGCGTGACAATTAAGTGCCCACTAAGTGCCTTTATATAGAAAGGAGGATTATAGCAATTTCATAATCTTTCTATGTACTGATTTAATTCTTCTCTTAACCGTACGCTCGCACACATTTAATTGTTGTGCCATATAGCATACGCTTTTTCCTCTTCTTCTCATTTCAAATACTTTGAGTTCTTCTTCTGTAAAAGGGCATTGCTCAATAAAGTAATCGTATTCGTCCTTTGTAAAATCAAATTTAAACATGATTTTATCACTCTATCTTACTTTGGTTTTTTTCTTCGTGCCTTTCGGTTTCTTTGTTTTCGGTTTGCGCTTCTTGACAATTACTCTCGCCATTTACATCTACCATCCCTTCTTCGTTGTACACTGCTATCCCTTCCCCGGATTCTACATATACAGTTTCGTATTCCCATTGAGAATTATACCAAATCCAGTAACAATTAGATCCAACCAACGCAATTATTAAAACTAAAGCCAAAATGATTAAGTTTAAAATAATTATGTGTTGTCTATTGTTTTGACGTTCATTTGAAGCTTTCATAGATTCGAGCAATTCTTTTGCAAAACTTTCTTCGCCCATAACATCACCTCTGGTAAATTATATCATATTTTTAATCAAGTTTGAAAGTTCTTTAGCTTCATAAAAAGTTATATCGCCATCAGTTTCTAACTTTTGTATGCCTTCTGAAAATAATTTAGTCATTTGCTCTTGAGATAATTCACCCATTTCAATCTTTTTTTTAAGAAAAATATAAGTAATGTTCATTAGATTACCCCCTTTGCTTTCAGGTTTTCCATCATTAAATAATCAATCGTTTCTTTGATTTCTTGATTTTCAAATTTTAATTTAACTTCTTTGGATTTATCCGTAACTTTTCCGAAATCACGCCGAATGCCAAATTTTACATTTTCACCGTCTTGCCAGTAAGTTGATGTCAACATTTCTTCAATAGAACGACTTAAAAAGTTTTCATCTGTCACTTCAAACTCAACAACACATTCTTTAAGCCTAGGTTCAGTTAATGTGTCAAACAAGAGTTTTTCTTCGTAAGCGTATACTGTTTCTACACCTATAATATTACCTTCCTCGTCATAAACATTTTGTTCGTTTGGGATTTTAATTGTTTCTGTGGCTTGTATCATTAAAGGTACTTGTGTTTCAACATCATCAATAAATTTTGTTTCGTACACAACATTACCTTCTTCGTCTAACTTTTCTGTCAGACGAGGTAATTGATATTCATAGTCGTAATACAAATTATCAACATATTCAATTGGTAAATCAGTTGTATTTGTAAGCAAATCTTCAACTGTACCATGTAATCTATTTTTTGTTTCGAATGGTTTGCAATAAATTTTCATTTAATCACCCCTTAATATAATCTTACTACAAATATTTCAATTATTGGATTATCTGAACGACTTGTCATTTCAAAATTAAAAGAACCGGAAGTTAATGCTGAAATGTCAATAGTTTTAGTTTTGCTGGTTCCAGCACTTAAACTTTCTGTATCTGACAATAATGTAGAACCACCATTAGGAGTGCTTGTTACTTTGTAAGTAACACCAGCGGTACCGGTACCTGTTATTTCAATTTGAACATCCATGTTATTGTATGGTGTAAAGTTCACAATTTCAGAATAAACAATTCCACCAGTATTTGTAATACGCATGTAAGTTGATTCAAAACTAGCACTACCACTTACAAACCAATCAACAACTTGCGTACCATTGTTATATAAAAATTGTTCATTTGGGGTTGTAAAACTTACAACTTTTCCAATTGCTTTATATTCTTTACCCCCTACAGTGTAAATTGTAACAGGTATTGCAAAATAAGTTGTGTCCGAATCAACTGTAAGTTGTTGATATTCGTTTGTTCCAGCATTGTATAGTGTACAACTATTTTTTAGTTGTTGGTAATTCAAACCAGTCATATCAAATCTCGATTGATAAATTTCAGTACGTGTAATTCCTACAGGGTTACTCCAATTTGTATACCCCGCAGTAGTTACACTTAATTCTTCAATTGCTTTTGCGCCAAGATATCCGATAGAATTCTGTATTGACTTTGTGTTTACGTCAACTTGTTTTGATATCTTAGTATGCTCTTGCACAGTATCATTATGTGCTTCTGCTAGAGAATTAGAACATTCAATCACAATATCTCCAGCAGGACACGTTTCTAGAGTTATGTAGTCTACTCGAATGTTGTTAATGTCGATGTTGTTTGTTTCGATTACAGACTTTTGAATATACCAACGTTCGTCGCCATAAGCCAAATCATCATTTGTAATTGTTCCTAAATCTTTTATATCTACACCATCAAACACAATACTATTAATTTTTCTAACTTTACTATTTAAAGGTGAGTCTGGAATTGTGGAATGCCCAACAATGTTTAAGTAATATGTTGTAGCACTTTCTGACAATATAACCAACTCACCCTCAATAACACCACTCTCTACACTAAACTGCGTATAGTCAGTGTATGATGAGATTGTGCCAACAAGACCAGTGTTTATTGTTACTGGCGTTGCTATTTGGTAGATTAATTTTGTTCCTACTAGGTCTGCTTGTACTTCTCCTAGTGATGCGTAAGTACCAAGAGGTACAGCAAGTCTGTATTTAGTTGTAGATTGGTTTGAAAATAAAGTATTATACGAATCAACAGAATCAAAAGTTCCATCAGTATGCGTTTTATATCCAGCTAAAATATATGAATTACTTATAATTGCTTGGTTATACACAATGTCGTTTGTCTTTTTAGATATTTCAATACGTTGTACATTGTCTAAATCTGTAATTGCGGTTATATCACTTTCTTTCAACGCATAAAAGTCACCATCTAATCCTACTACGGTATTAGCAGTAATAATACCAGTGCGACTATCATATTCATCGGATACTAAATTTTGTAATGATGCTAGTTTGTGTGGTAGTACGTGGTATGATTGCTCTGTTGGTGTAGTTGCATCGTTTTTACTCTCAACCTTCACGCCTTGACTAGATTGCATACCTTCAAAGTAACCTCTTTTAGCTACATTTATTATCCATTCTTCTTGTTGCTCGTCAGAAACTAACCCAATTGAAGCAAGATAATCGCCTAGCCCAGACTGAGTTTTATTAATAACAAAAACACCAAAATCCGCATCATGGGTTGTCACACTTTCACCCTGTCTAAGATATGTCATTAAGTTATCTGTATATTCAACAGTTAATGTCGAACATCGTATTTCATACTCACTATTTGAATATGTTGAAGATACAACATTGCCGGACGATGAATATAAAGCATGAAAATAATTACCTGTACTTTTAGACCTAGTGACAATTACTATTTCATCGCCCACATTAGCTGATAAATCTTGTCTAAGCCCACCAGTAGTAGTAGTAGTTACTATGACTTCCCCGTCAACAATTTCAACAGAGCCACCAGACTCTACCCAGTCACTAGTTCCATCTTTAAATTGACCATTAACCACACTATTAACAAGTGTTAAACCTTTTTGTGTGTAGTAGGCCGGTGTATTAAATAACGTTTCATTTGTTGATTTAACGGTTTCTCCTGATTCTAAAGTGACCGCTATAGGCGCAACGCTTTCACCGTACAATTCGTGCAAAGCATCTTCAATAGGCTGTTGTTGTGCTTTGTTTGCGTCTGTTCCGGATTCTGTTATTTTACCAGGTGACCTAATAATACGTTTAACACCTGGTCTGCCCGGTGCATCTTCTATAGTCGCGTCATATGGATACTGTACAACTCTATCTTTTATATCTCGTTTAACAAATCCCATAAATCCTCCTTAAAATAAGAAATTTTCTCCAAAACTAAATGTTCCGTATTGCTTATACATAGCTATCATATTTTCAAGCAATGTATTTATAGATTCAAGATTTTCTTCAATTGCATTTGCGTCTTTATAATCCATTTTGAATAACGTGTCCGGCATATACTCTGCAGTTGTATAAAATACATCTATAAGTTCATTTATATTGCCTATATACCTTACATCATCGTTTACATTAAAAAACTCTGTTACGTTCCAATTTGATTTTGTATCAACCGTGTTAATATATCCAGCTGTATTAAGTAGATCTGAAAGTGTTTTTACATTACTCTCTACTCTATTTAAGTCGGATATGTTGTAATAAGACCCTGATTTTCTATCTGTTACAAATATCAAACAATCACCCCGTTTATTTTAGCTTGTCCTATAAATCCACCAGTCATATCCACTGTCACTGAATTAATATAACCTTTTATTTTTTCGTTGTACAAAGCATCTACCTCAACATAATCACCAACCTTTTCGGTATTAAGCAATATTCTTACGCTTCTTTCGTTAAGGTTTATAGATTTATTGTATAAGTTTTGAGCGTTTTGTTCACCGTCCCATAAAATACTGTTTTCAAACTCCAAAACATTTTTTGTAACATTTACCGGCAAATTATCTGTTTCTATTAAAAAATTTTGTACAGATACTTTATACGGCTTTCCACTTATAATCACGGTTCCTCCGCTCGTTGAAAATTTTGCATAATTTTCATTGCTCTCTATAATTGTACCATTTTGTATAGACAAATTGGTAAACGGGTCTGTAAAAACTGCTATATACGTACCAGAAGTATGCTCTACGTTATAAATTTCTTCCGATATAGATTCGGCAGTATAAGATTTGATGTTTAAAGACACACCGGTGACTCTATCTAGTTCAGATTGACCGCTGCCTAAAAAATATCTAGAGTTATCAACAGATTGTGGATTTGTTGTTGATAACTTGTAAAACTTGATTTTTTTACTTCTTGAGCAATCAACAACCGCATTAACAGCAAAAGCTAATAGCTGTATTGCCCTTCTGTAATCCGAGACGGGCAAATATCCTTTTACGTTTAACGTTTTAAGTTCGTCTGATATTTCGTATAGCGTTGTACCAAAATCGCTCATAATAGAAGAAATGACGTTTTCAAATGTATCGTTTACCATTCCGCCGTAATAAGTTTGAGAAGATAAAGCACTTAAAATATCTTCAGTTGAAAATTTTATTGTATTTTCGTTTGGATTGCTTCTGCTCTTTAAGTAAAAAGTACCCATTTCTTGCTTTGCTTCGTCTACATACTCATAAGCTATTATCTTTTGTTGCTCTGTAAGTAGCTTATAAATCTTGTTGATGTATTCGGTATCTTTTATGAAAACACTAGCATCCATTTTATTTATGCTTATTTCTTCAGAAATACTGTCAAGTTCTTCTACAATCGAACAAGTTTGTATATCTTCATCGGTAAACAATATATCTGCACCGAACCCAATTTCTTGGATTTTAATGTAATGTCCAGCTTTGTTGTTTTTTAGAAATTCAATTTCAATTCGCTGATAATTTGAAACCTCTTCGTCTATATAGCAAATATTTCTGTCATTTGTGTAAGTTTCATCAAGAATAAGAACATCAGAAGCGTCATACCATTTAATGTTAATATCTGTTGCGTAATCTCCCGCATAAAATATAAACGTAATTCCAATACTTGAATGAGGCTCAGTAAAATCAATTACAAAGCCTACATTTATGTTTCTGTTTTCGTCTGATTGAGATTGAGACCAGTAACCATACTTTAATTCTGTCATATCAACAGGAAATAACGACATGGTTCCGTCTAATCTCCATTGATTATTTTCTAATGTTGCATAGTTTGTAGGCGCGTCAAAATCTATTTTCAAATCGTCTAAATCTGAAAATGGCTGTATATCTGTTACTGCGTATTCTGCATCTTGTTCAATTGTGTCATCAAACAATCTAAGATCTAATTCTGTTTTAGTTTTAGCCATAATTACCCCCTACAGTTTACTAACTGCAATAAATTTAACTGTCATTTCGCCCCAGTAAGACAAACCATCCTCACTGAGCCTTATAATAGGTACTTGTAATTTGTCAGGATACATTAATTGATTTACAGTTTCTGCTGGATTTATAAAGTTGATAGTATGGTTAAAAGTACCATCTTCTTGAACTTCTTTTAAGTCGGCATAAAGTTGCGCGAAATCAGTATCACTGCCTCCTTTAAAAGTGACTGTTAAATTTTGAAAAAATCCGATTGCTTCGCTTTTTAAATCACCGTTTTCTACTCTTTCGGCATACTTGTATAAAAATTCTCCATCCGGAACATATTCCATGATATTTACATTGTAAGTTTTATCATCCATTTCCCATACGGTCATTATTCAGTCACCACCTTCATAGATTTACCGCGCCTATTATTTTCTTTATCAATTTGTGGTTTTAAAATTCGTGCAAGTTCTGACAATTCTCCTGTGAATTTTATTGTTGTTTCCTGCTGTCTCAACAATCTTATTTCGTTTAGTAATTCGTTATAATCACTTTGAGTAGTGCTTTTATCATTAGATAAATAACGTTTAAGCTCTACGCTAGAAGGTATTACCGTACCGGTTGATAGTTTAGGTAATGTAATTTCAGAGAACTTTCTTAGATTCAAGCTAAACTCTTTTCCACCAATTTCAGGAACCCAATCAGGAATATCAAAACTTAATGAATTTAATTTATCAACTAAGCTATTAAGGCCACGTGTAATCAAGTTAAAGAAATTTTCAAATTTACCAATCCAGTTATTCAAGAAATTTGTAATACTTTTATTCATTGCTACAAACGAACTATCTTGATTAATAAACACAGCGTCCCAAAGATTCCAAAATGCATCATCGAGGGGTTTTGTGACGTTGTTTTCAATCCATGTTGTAAATTTCCCGAACATCACTTCTGAGTCTTTAGTTGCTTGTTGTAAAAATTCGCTAAACGTTTTAGCGTCTGTCTTAGCGGTTGTAAATACATTTTCTTTGTAATCTTCACCTTTAAGCCAGTTTATATCTTCTTTTATTGCCGTTCCAAGAGGACCTAGCAATTCTTCTAAGTTTTTAGCGTCTGTTTTTGCAGTTGTAAATACGTTTTCTTGCTTTACATCTTCGCCTTGTAACCATCTGTTAAACTCTTCTAAATCTTTGTTCATTTGCTTTAAAACTCGAATTAACATGCCGCCAGTCCATTGACCCAAAGGTTTTAAAAAGTTTTCCCATAGCCAAGTACCTAAAGGTTTAAGAATTTCTAAATTGATATTTAGATTATCTATAACGCTTGCCAATAAATCTAAAAACGCAGGCAACAAATCTTCTATACTCCAAGTTGATAAAGGCACAAATAAATTATTGTAAGACCAATATAAACCGTCAAATATATTTTTTGTAAAAGGTTTTAGCGATTGCTTTAAATTGCTCAAAGAGTTATTAAGGTTACTAAAATCAATATCTCTTAATGGTTGAAGTATGTCTAGTAAAGTTTGGAATATAGGATTTATTTGTTGTACTTCGCTAGGTTCTAAAGCGGTTGATACAGTCGAAAGATTAGCAAATTGACTTATTCCACTTGTTGATACGCCTGTTGCGGTTTTTTTCTGAAGCACGTTAAGTTCATCAAATCCAGCGACGGAACGTTTTAATTCTGCATTTGTATCTTTTACAGCATCTGTAAGACCTTCTTGTTCTGATACGCTATCAGATATGCTTGATGTCACTTCTGTTTGCTGAGTGATTTGCTGGCCAGTAACTTGACTGTAAAATGCGTTAAATTGCTCTGTGATTGAAATAAGCAATGATAATAAATTATTAAGCATTTTTATAGCTGGTGTAAATACCAATATCAAATTGTTACCGATCAATCCTAAGAATTGTTTCCAGCGCTCGGTTAATATTCTAGTTTGGTTAGCCCAAGAGTCTTGTGTTCTTAAAAAGTCACCTTGAGCGTTCTTAGTTGCTTCAAGAACATAGTTGTATCTAAGCATTACTTTTTCTTGCTGAGTCATTTTAGCAATTGATTTAGTTATGCCTTGTCTGCGTGCATATTCTTGAAGGTTTACTTCAGTGATTAAAATACCATATCTTTTAAGAGTTTCGGTTTCAGCGGTCCAAATAGCACTTAATGCAGTTGCCGCCATATCTTGTTGAACATTATAAAATGAAGAAAAATCACCAATTAATCCTGTCACAGTTTTAGACATTTCCGCGTTTTGTTCTGCCGCAAATCCCATTGATGAACCCATAGCACCTATAGAACTTGCATATCTTTTAGCGGATAACTCAGAAAGTCCAAATTGTTCAAGTGCAGTTTTTGCAAAATTATTAATATCGTTAGCCATTGCGCCAAATGACACATCAACAACGTTTTGTACTTCTTGCAAGTCTGACGCCACTTGCAAGGCTTCTTTACCAAAATTAATTAATGCTCTAGTACCAAAAACAAGCGCAAGTGTTTTGCCAAGTTTTTTTACGGACTTTTGCATTAATCCTATATCTTGGTTGAATCCTTTTGTGTTTATCCTGGTATCAAAATTAAGCGAGCCATCGTAAGCCATAATTTCACCTCTCTTTATTTAAGAAGTTATCGGCTCAATGGCTCTACTTAACTTTAATATTCTAATTTACTTTAATTTCAAATAACTTTTTGCAATGCCTACCTTTGCAGCGGACCCAAACGCCTTCACACTTTGATTTTTCATCATATTTGATAGGCATTTCATACCCACAATAAGGGCATTTAACTTTTTTCACGTTTGCCTCTTTTCGGTACAGTGTAATACACTTTAAATCCGTTTGATTTATACTCTTTAATAGCTTCTTTAAGGCTATCTAAGTTTTCATATGCGTCTTTTGTCATTGTAGCCAAGCCATCTTTTTCTACAGATACAATAGCATAGCAATCAAATGTTTTTTTAGCAGCTTTTACAAGTTCTATAAATTGTTTTCCGTTCATTTCATAAATGCATTGATTAAGTTCTACTATCATTTTACACCTAACGCTTTCTTAAACTCTTCCATGTTTTTGAGTTCTTCATCACTCATAATAGACTCTTTGTCAACTTCTAATTCAAGTATATCAATCATATCCTTGTATATTCTAAGTTCGTCTTTTGACAATTTTCCTTTGTTTTTCTTTGTTCTCAAATTTATTATCTTAGACAACATGCAATCTTCTGGTATTTCCATAAACGCCATGCAAAACAGCCACCAGTGAATTGTTTTTCCTTCGCTAAGTCTACCATCTAAAACAGAATCTATAGCCGTGTAGATAAATTTTGAGTCTTTATCAAAAGAATATACGCGCTTTTTTGGCTTTGTACTAGCTTCATCGGACTCTTCCCCACAATTAAGAAATTTTAAGGCTTTTTCTAACGCTAAATCAATATTTTCTATATTTTCTATGTCATCTTCATATAATCTGTTAAGCGTTATATAAGCTTTTTCTTGCTCTGTGAGCGCTTCATCTTCCCACGCCAGTATTATTCGTATGCAATTTCTACAATCGAAGTCTACGTTTAATATTTGGTCACCTACTTTTATAGCTTCAGGAAACTCATTAGTTAATACATTCATTATTCCATTACTCTTTGCATGGCTCTGCGCTCTGCTCTGTTTTTAGGTTTAATATAATTGTTAATGGTGCTTTGTCTGTTTTCTTCAATAATTTGAGATAAAAAACCTAAAAACTTAGAAAATAGAACAAAATTGACTTTGCCTTTAAAAACCTTTTCACTTACACCATCGCCTAATAGTTCATCGATAGCTTTAAGCTGCATGTTAAATTCTTCTTCCATAACGCTGATAATCGCATTTGTATTTTTAGGCACGCCTTCTTCGTCAATTTCAATGTCAATACCTTTGTATTTTTTTGCAACTTCTTCAGAGTATTTATTTAGATCAAAATACAACTTGCTTGCTTTTTTAATAAAGTCTAAATCATCAGGGTAAAAATAAAACGCAGGCTCCGTGTTGCCGTCTAAAGTTACCGGTATTCCTGTTTCTGTACTAAAATTGTAGTTTTTCATAATATCATCCTTTCATACAAAAAACCCGCCCTTTCGAGCGGGCTATGTGCCTACGATGCAGTAAATGTACCGGTTGTTGGGTTGAACGTACCGGCAGTTGTTTCGCCAGTGTAATGGATGTTATAAGGGATTTGATAGCCATCTGTGCCGCCACCGTACGAAACGATTTCGATGTAACATTCTTCTTTAACTGCCGGGTATGCGCCTTCTGTTGGAGTTTCCCAAGCCTTAACTCTTACAACGTCGGTTTTCAAATCATCAAGTTCACTGTTATTGTCGATGAATCCTTCGAGCAATGTAAAAAGTCCGTCTTCAGAATCAGCTAAATAAGGGTCGACTGACGCTTGTTTGTTTCCTGACGTAATTGTGATTTTGCTTTCGCCAAGAATATTTGTTGCTGAATCAACATTCATGTTAAGAGCATTCACCAGTTCTTCCAAATCACTGCCAATCAATTCATAACTAGCAGCTGCACTTGGTGTTACGTTAATAAAAAGCGTGCTTTCTTTACGTTTAATTTTCAAATTTATTCTCCTTTCTGCCTGTATGTTAATTGGCAAGTTATTTGATACACAGCACTTTCTCCACTTTCATCTGTTGCAGATAAATAAGCGATGTTTAACGCTTCAATTTTTTCAGGCGTTTTGTCGAATGATAAAGTAGGAAAGTTTTCGTTTTCTGTTTGTTCTTCGAGCCAATCCGATAACTTTTCGTAAAAGCTATGGTTTTCGATGTACTCTTGAAGCACATCAGTACTGCCACGCAATAAAAAAAGAAATTGATAGGCTTTTTGCTTATCTCCGTTAATGTATTCTTTAAGTACCGGAGATATTGGCACGGGGCTAATTGAATAATTAACGGTTTTTTCGTCTATTTTATCCACGTTCATTACCGGCCTAGAAGTTAGATCGGTTAAATTTGGATATGACGTCATGTATGCTTTTACTGATTCCAATAAAGTCATTTTAATTTCCTTCCTGCCAACTTTTCAATATACTCTTTGTTACTCGATTTCATTCGTTCAAACCAAAACGCACCTCTAAGCGGCGCACCTTGAAAATTGAGTTGTGGGTTATAATACATTTTTCTAGCGTATGGCGTTTTGTAAGTGACTTTTCCACTGCCAATTACCGTATGGAGTATACCGCTTTCATTCAAAATACCTTTGTCAAATGGTATAAGCGGAGTATTTAGACGCAAAACTTCAGAGTCAACAACTTTTTGAGCACTAGCAAACTGATTGCTTCTCGCTCTTGAAAATCTAGGATTAAACTTAAATAATATGTTTCCTGACTTTACGCTTTTAGGCTGTTTAATCATCACTTAGCACCTACCTCGATGTTCCACATATCTTGGCTGCCATACATGTTATAATCGACTGATATAACATTCAAAACATCGTCGTATAAGTCCTCTAAATCTTTAAAAGGCGTATCTGACGGGATGTTTCCTTTGACTATTTTGTCTTGGCTTCCTATGGTCCAATAATCGCCTTTATCTTCTAATGTTTCCCAAGCCTTTGGTTTGATCTGATTTGATATGTCGTTAATAACAATCATAGCAGAATCCGAACTTTCAACGCCTGTTGATATCCTGTTAATTCTACGCGCATCAGACCAAAAACAATTTGTGATATAAAAAACTGAGATTTTGTCATTTTGCATTGTTTCAGCATCATAATACTTGTGAAATATGGTGCAATCTGAATTAGTATACATCGAAAACACCCCTATAGCATATGCCAGTATCAAATAGGTATATCGCTAATTTTTCAGATATCTGATTATTAACTATAGTGACCTTTTTCTCTCTAAACTGGCGTGTATACGGACCCACTTTCTCGCTAGAAACTTCTTGTTCGTTTTCTTCCTTGTACAAAATATCAGTAACCGCGCATAAGCATTTTTTAAAGCTATCAGACGCTTTAATCTCATCCGTTAAGGTTTGAGTCATAGCGTCTACTTTTTCATACGCACGTTCTGAATAATAAGGAAATTTTTCAGAGGGTGTCGTGAACCCTTTGTAACTATTTTGGTAATAATCATAATCAACGTAATCCATGACACCCTCCTAAATTAAAATTTAATGCTTTTCATTACAGAATCATAAGCACTTTGTAGTGCTTCTGAACTTTTTTCTTTACTTTCAAATTCTACGCCCAATACTTCCGACATAGCCTTTGCAGCTCCAACCGTTAAATCGTCAGCAACATTTAAAGTCGCAAGCGCACCAATAAGTTTCTTTTGAGCGTCATTCATTTTAACATCTTTGCTTGTGGCCGATACAAGAATCTTGCCTTTTTCGTCCATAATGTCCCATCCGTTAGCAACATAGGAGTCTTTGGCGAGGTCTTGAATTTTAAGTTGTTTGTTACCTTTTTGTGCAATCAACATAAATTATACCTCCTATTCTCCTTCAGGCTCAACGTTGAACATAATTGCGCCTTTTTTGTTGTTTAAAATAAATACATCTTCATGAGATTCTTCATAGTAAACGTATTTTCCGTCTGTTGACGCTTTTGGCTCGTCTAACATAGCAAATTCATAACTGGTAGGCGTAATAACCGCTAATGGGTGAATAAGCATCATGTTAATTTGTTTAGCACCAACGCCGGCAGTCCATCCGCTTGTGAAATCAAACAAAGTTTTCATCAATGAAGATGGCACTTTTTCAATCTTCACCATGTCTAAAAGCCCAACAAGTCTATTGACCTCTTCGCTTCTATTCTGTACATCAATGCTTCTTGACAATTTTTCAGCATTTTTAATAATCGTGTGAATAGGTGGCGTCACGTATAAAATTCTACCGTTCGCCGGCACTCTAGCTTCGTCAAACGCTTGCATGTAAGTGTCAAACAAAGTAAGGATGTTTGATACGCTTGGTACAGTATCATCAGCAGTACCACCAGCAGTTACCCAATCAGCATAAATCTTCGATACTGTGTAAGCATCCATTTCGGGGAACTTTTGCTCCTCGTTGTACACTTGTGTAATGTTTTGGATAGACGCAACATAATTTGTTTGGTCAATATCCATAGGATGCACAAGAGTGTCCCATTTTCTTTCGTTTGATAACACTTTTGTTTCCCAAGTGTTGTTGTAATTTCTCGCTTTAGATCCGATTGTATCTCTGTTAGCATCTACCCTACCAGTTGTAGAAATTACAGGGATTTCAATTGTTTTCGCTCCAGTAATTCTGTAACGTCCGTTGTTTGGTGTTGCGTACAATGCACCAAAGTACAACACGAAAGGAAATTCTTGCGCTAGTGCGTCACTATATTGCTTTGCATAGTTTAATGCTGTCATTCAATTCACTCCTATTCTTTAGGTTTCTCTCTAACACCATTAAAACTGAACGACATACCGCCAGTATCAGGTTTTCCTGTTTGGCCTGTCGTAAATCCAGGAGGTGTTGGTGTGTCTTCTGCAACAAATGCAGCCGGGTCGGACTCTTTCATTTTTTTCATAAAATCATCAGCCCCTACAAAAGTTTCTGTTTTTTTGTCGCGAGTCAATCCTGCATCAAGAAAATCTCTTAACGCTTGCTTTTTGGCAGATTCGCTAGAAAATTTATACGTACCTAGGTATTTCTCAGCCGCGTGCTTATTAATAAGTTGATCCATTTCTTTTTGACTTGCTTCTGTAGTTGTAGCAATCTGCTTATTTAACTCTTCGATTTTTCCGGTAAGTTCTTTAACGTCTACGCCTTCATAACTCTTCAAAGTATCTTGCGTTTCTTTCAAAGCTTTCTGAGCGTTGTCTCTATCGAGTTCAGCAGCTTCAACTTTTTTCTTTTGGGCTTCAATATCTTCGCCATTAATTTTCATAATTGCGTCAATCTTTTCTTTTTCCAGACCCAATGCTTCAAGTTCTTCTCTTTTCATAGTTTCCTCCTACGATTTTATTACGGCTTTTTCTTAGCCATGAGTTAGGTTTTTACGACTTTTGCCTTGTCAAATATATTATATCACAGTATGTTTTTGACTGCAAAGTTTTGCACTTATGCTATTTGCTCTCTCGTATAATCGCGCTTAACCCCGGTTGCTATTGTAAATTCTCTAGCTTTTTTTTGCCATTCTTTTACTTTAGCATTTGCAATAGAGTTATCAACGCCTGCCGATTCCATGGCTTTTGATTCCAGTTTCCATTTTCTTATATTTCGCTCTATATAGCGTTGTTTTTGAGTAGCTTCATAATAGCTGTAAGTCTTTCCTTTGTATTTTACGTCGGGTTTATCTAATGATTTGAGTATACTTTGAGTATATGCAAGCGGCGCAGATTCAGGAACACTATAAAAAGAGTGCCTACAATTTGTCCCACATAACCCTTGGATCAATCCGTAACCGGTAGCTTCTTTGAAATTTCTATACTTTTTATCACTACCATTAATTAAAAAGCGTTCTCCTTGCCAATTAACATGCCCTTTGTACCCTTCGCCTTCTCTTGCACCAGAATGTGCTGATGTTTCATAATGCTTAAATCCAAGTTCTTGTGCTCTCATTTCAGTTAGTTTTGCTGCTGTTTGATTAACACCTGTCAAAACATTCGCCCTCACAGCGCTTTCTATGGTTCTACTTTCTCCGGTCAGATATATAACTCTTAATCCTTCTGTACTTGCATTCTTAACAGCATTTCTTATGGCAATATCAGCCGGGAAAGCACCGCTTTGTATTTGCATTTGAGCAAGCGTTGATGATTGTATAAATAACTGCTGCGAAGTTGACGCGGTTGTCATTGTCAAGTTTTTTAAATTGTTGTTTGTCTTTAGTATGTTTGCATTAATTATTTGTATCATTGCCACGCTTTTGGCAAGCGGTATCGGTTGTAAACCTGCGTTAATTGCTATTGAGTCGTCAAATCTAAGTGATTTTAAAGAAGATGATTCAAAAGTGGCCCTTACTTCTTTTTCGCTTTTGCCGGTTATTAACGCTATTTGTTTTATGGCGTTTTCATACACTTTTCCAGCTTCAATAAGTTGTTTAAATTGAAACTCTGCGGTAGGCGTTAAATAATTCATCTTTGATATACGCCTAGAAATGTCCTGTATTATTAAAATTTCAAGTTCTGCGTATAACTCAACAACATCATCTGGCACGCGATCTAAATAATCAGCAGTTAGCATATTATCACCTCAGTTAATTATACCATAAAAAAGAGCCTAATCACTCAGGCTCTATCTGCATTATTAATTCAATAATCTGTTTATATATAACTTTGTATTCTTCTTTTATATCGCTCAAAATTAGCTTTTCGGCCTCTTCTTTTATTCTTTGGTTCACTACATCAACTTCCAAGTATTCAACATTCACATGCGCAAATACATTGTAACTTCCAAAATCTTCATCAAGAAAATAATATTCAAACGTTGTCTGACCATCGAATAAATCAGGTGGTTTAAATGTTAAAATATTGCTTTTCTTTTCATAATCGACTATAAATCCATCTTGTATGCTATCGGTGTTTACTTCCATGAGTAACAATTCTTTTTGTTCATCTACAAAGTAATCACCTTGTAAATCCGTTATTTCGTTTGCTAGTACATCAAAATACACATGTACTACTTTGGTATCTGCAAAAGAAAAACTAAGCGTTAAAGCTAAAATGAGCATAATTGCAAATAATCTTTTCATGTTATCACCTCTTGCTTTATTTTAACATCTTTAAGCGTTTGCAAAGTGACAGTAAAGTGAAAAGCTACCTTTGTGGAGTAGCTTAAGTGATTAAAAAATATCTTCGAATTGTTTTTTAAACTCACTTTCAGTATAATTTGGGTCATCTTTGAAACGTTCAACTTTTACAACTTTCCAATCCCAATAAGCTTCAACTTCTACATTTGGTGGTGGATAGTCACCTATTTGCGCTTCTATATATTTCATTTCTAACGTTATCTCTGATTCATAATACTCACTTAAATCATAATCTGATTCCTTAAACTGCTTATCTATTTGATTTAAAACATCAAGCGAGTAGCCATAAGAATTTTGAATATTGCACACATCATCACACCAATTTTCACCCCATACTACTAATTTTATAAACTTGTCCATAATAAAAAACCTCCCAAATAATATTGAGAGGTCAGAGGGGTTATCTCACGACAAGCCTTGACCTCTGTTGTTGTGGTGTCAGCTACGTCTAACCGACTTCAACGCCTTACACAGGACTTTGTAGCACCCACTTGCACTACACATGGCGCTTTTGGTAGGATTCGAACCTACGTCACAATGGTTAACAGACATCTGCTCGACCTTCTGAGCTACAAAAGCATGTATCAGTGATTTATAACTTGGCTCACCACACCACCGACAGTTAGCAGATCTGACTGCAATTACTTATAAGTTGGTTAGGATTTGCACCTAACAACGTCTAGCTTCAACATTACTTTTAGACTTAAAAGGTAATGATCATTTACCTAATCTAATTTCACTGCTTTTGACTTAGCCTATCATCCGTCTACCTATTCCGACACAACTTATATATTAATTATAACCATTTATTTATATGTTGTATACTGCAAATTCTTGCAGAAAAAGACACCTATAAGATGTCTTCTGTTGTATCGGGAAAATTCTTTTTCGCTTCTTCTTCTGTTTCGCCATACCATTTCATTCTATACTGCCAGTTTTTCATAAGTCCCATCGTTACCTCTTGCATATCTCTAAGCCTTTCTTGCTCTGCATCAACAATTATAGAATCGTCCCACGTTGATGTTACTTCATAGCTGCCTAGTGGTGACAACTTATAAAGCGTCGATAACACATCCATGATGTAAACCGTATGTTCAAGTGCTCTGTTTAATGCGTTTTGAATATCCTTTACGGTTGAATAAGAGCGTTGTCTTGCTTGTTTTACTTCCGTTGCTGTTTTATCTACTGTTTGAGGGTCAGACAAAGCGCCGTACGCAAGGCCACAGTTAAACTCTATCTTTTTAAGTATGGCATCAAGCCCAGCCAATAAAGGATCGTTTCTAAACTCTGGCGACCAATCGTGGTACATTGGTGTATTATCTGTGCTTTCTAATGTTCTGTAAAGCCTTTCTTTCCCACTAGGTATAACCATGTTGCCATATTCATCTTTTTTAAAGGCCCCGCTATCAACATCAATTGCCCGCTCGCCGCTTTCGTTTTCCCACAAAAATCTTGACCATTGCTTATCAGCCTCTTCAATCAATTCAGCACTTCTTGAAAATACAGACACGCCGATTGGATTACCAGGTTCTATTGTGTTAGCCATTGGGTTTTTAAAATAAGCAAACAGTGGCATTTTTAAGCCAGTGAATGTTATTTCAGGCACCAAAGACGCCCATTCGTTTACACTTTCTAATGATATTTGATTACCGATGTCGTTTGAAGTAGTTGACTTAAAGACCATGTTTTTTATAGTCTCCGCGCCATTTTCAAACTTTCTGTATTCAATTTTGTTATAATAATAATTGCCTTTTTTTATCTGATCTACAAAAAATCCCTCTGTAACATATCCGTTATCACTAAAAGATATCGGATAAAAACAATCAGCTTGAACATAATCAATTTTGATTTCTCCATCCGCAACGTATGGTTTAAATACCATTCCGCCTTTTGCCAAAGCGTATTCAGTTTGCTGTCTTAGGTTTTCAAGTAGCTTTGAGTATTGAACATTTAAAAATTCTGCCCTAACAGACCCGGAAACCTCCGATTCTAATTCAAGAGTAACAAGTCTAGCGAATTCACTTGAAATTGATGCCCCGAGACCCAATGATTTAACTTGACTATTAAGCCACGATGATTGATTTTTATAAATAGCATCCCAATCCTGTATAGCTTTTGTCATTTTATCCGATACATTGATAGTTGCACCTAGTTTGTTGGCCAATTGGTCTTTATTAAACAATTTATTCCACACCCCCACAAAGAAATTTTTTATATTTCCAAACAATTATATCACCTCGCCTTGTAATCCATCAAATAAACAATGTCTTTTTCCCAGCTATATTCAAACGCATCCATTGTGTCAATATCTGTTGTTCCATCGTCAAGACGTTCGTCATGCAATACGTTTTCGTTCCATACCGCATCAGCTATAGCGCTTTCCAATGTTTCGCAGTCTTCCGTGTAATCAAACATGCCTCGGTTTATCATAGCATTACCAGCACGTATTCTATCATTAATAGGTTTTTTTATAGCATTCTTAACGGTTATAGGCAATCTAGCCTTTTCACATGCGTTTTTTATTCCGCGTATTAACACAGGCTCAGCATTATCACAAAATGCATAATCAGCACGTCCGTACTTAGAAATTATCTTTTCTGTAAATTCAACAAACAGTTGTCCCAAATCATCAGGGTCAATGTCGCCAAAGTGCCTTTCAGAACCTAAGCCGGTAATACCGCTATAACCAGCTTTTATTCCAGTAGCAACAAACGCTTGTCCAGACTTGGTGCCTCCAAAGTCAACGCCTATATTTATCTCTATAAACCTCTTTTTAGACATTATATCTAATATTTGTTCATATGGCTTAAAATATTTCTTAGGGTCAGCCGAAAACTTAGAGTATATTACACCTTCAGCCCTTACCCATAGACCTAAGATGAATCTAAACCAATAAACCGTTCCGGCGTATTCTTTTTTTAACGCTTCGACAAATCCAATAGATAAATAAGGGTTATCATCAATTGTATAATGTTGGTGAAATATATCGGCATCTGAATCAATAAATTCTTTAAACCAGTGATCAGGATGTTCCGGATTGCACGTACCATAAAAACAAGAATATTCTTTATCTAAACGCGATTTAAGCATTTGAAATACTTCTTTATTCCAAGTAGCAACTTCGTCACCTATGCATAATTTTATTGATTGACCCCTTATTCTATTAACGCCAGTTTTTTTCTCTGCGCCAACAACATGAAACAATTGACCAAACATCACTAATTTGTTTTTTGAGTTAATAGTTCCTACTAAATCATCGCCCCATATTTCCCTCATTGGTTCTAGTAGGTTAGTTTCAATAGTTGTATGAGTGCAACCTATTAACACCGCAAGACCTTCTTTTTCTGACAATTCTCTAATTTTTCTTGGTATATACCAGTAACTTAAGTAAGTCTTACCCGAGCGAGTAGCACCGCTACATATATTCCATCTGCGATATTTCAGTACAGCTTCGCGCCAAAATATCTTTTGTTTAGGTGACATTATCATTATTCATCACCTGCCTGATTGTCGAGAGATTCTAGTATTTTATCAAGCTTTTCTATCGTTTCTTTTTCTTCATCGCTAAAAACAGGCTTGTCTCTCCACTTACCCTTCATCCTGTTCTTCAACCAATATATTATTGATAAAGGCACAGGTGGATAATATACTTCTTCTATACCATATGCAACTCTTTCGTTTTCGCATCGCTTACCTTTATCATCATAGTAAACTTCTTTTAGTTTAAAAGGCTTTCTTAGTTCTTTAACATGACCTCTAGCACTCATTAAAAGTGAATCTTCAACACTATAATCTACAAGTTCCTTTTCTTTTTTTAAGGCGTTTGCAAATTCCTCGTGCTCATTTTGATATTTATAAAAAGACGTTTTGCTTATTCCTAATCTATTCCATATTTCTTCATCAATAGCGCCATCCCTACACCAATATTCAATTATTTTCAAATTTGGTTCTACTAATGTATAATAATTGCTTTTTCTTCCAACTTTATTAGCCATATACACCACCATTGTTCGCATCTATTCCGAATTATTTTTTTACAATCTTTGTCGACAACTCGAAATATTTTTAATTTTTACAAGCTTTATAAACAAAAAGTTAAAATAAAGTTTGTGTTTAATTTATGCTTATACCTTATTATAACATAAAAAAGCCACCTGTTATAAGTGGCTTAGTTTAATCTATTTATTACCTTTTACAAGATTCCCAAGACCTAACATTTCAGCAACTCTCTTTGCTCTTCGCCTCATACTGTTAGCTTGCTTAACTCCTGCGTACTTGTTTTCTGTTCTGCTCATTCTTGTAACTCTAAAACTATCAATGTTTCTTTTTCTGCTAGATCGTCTCATTTTCTTTGTAACCACCATAATTATTCCTCCTAAATTTTATTAGTTCCTTTTATAAGACATCCCCGTTTCCGGGGCATTACCACCACCTTGTTAATTATTAAGTGGACTTTCAATGAATTGTAAGGAGTGATTCACCTCTTTTCTTTTTTATTGTTTGCCACTTTTTAGCGGTTGTATTTTGGAGAAAACACAGATTATTAAACCGCTATCCAAACCAACAGTGACCGGTTCCGTTAGCTTGGTAGGGATTCAATCTATTCTTTAGGCATAGTGTAAATAACGCCTTGTTTGCGCTCATTCCATTCATTAAGTTCTAATACCTCATAAATCCATTCTTTTGGTGCGGTTTTACCAAACGATGCATATTCGATAATAGCTTCACAAAGTTCTTGAATTCTTTGTTGTACTAAAATAAATTTTGGTCTTGGTCCTAACGGTAGTTTATCTTCAAACTCATAAACTTTAGTATCATCTTGTGGTTCTGTTTTTGTTTTTTTAATCTCAAACCTGCTTTTGTCATACATCCTTTTTACACCGTCGTCGCCTTTGACGTAGTAAGCACAACTGTTTTCCGTACCTGAATACATTTTACCGAAAGTGAGTGTTTTAGATGCTTTTACACATTTAAATATCATATTAACGCCTCCTATTCATGCTACGCTTTAAATTTCTGTTCACAGCATCACACTTTAACGATTTACAATCTTGTTCGGCTTTTTTCTTTATTTTAGATCGGTATAACTCAACTTGATTTCTCATTTCTTCTACAACTGCATCACCGCTTAGACAACTCATTCTTAACCCTCCTAATTTCAGATATGTACCAAAACCACATTGTTATGCCGACACCAAGCATAAAACAAAACGCTCCAAAAATCGCAATATCTTTCAACGTTTACACCTCTTTCTTATAACGTCGTAATAAATTTGTCTAACTGCATAAATAACGTAAATTACGCATAAAGTTATTATGATGTTGGATATAAATGTTGTTGTTTCCCAAGACATTACCTCACCTCTTTTTTTCTTCTTGCTTCTCTATCATCTAAATGCTTTTGGCATCTGATGTATCCATCAACGGCTTTTTCGTTACAATCTACACATAAACCAAGTTCTTTGTGCTGTTGTTTCCATCTATTAACGCGCTTTCTGTCATTTTCGCTTGTCATTTATTCCACCGCCTCAATAATTAGTTTTTTACCTTTTTTCTTCACTTTTACATCGTTGCCGTGTTCCTCAACAAAATCTTCCGCTAGTACTTTAGGTATTACTATTTTGTAAGACTCGTGATTTTTTGGTCCTGTTTTTGTTATTTTACTCATCTTTATATCCCCTTTCATTTTATAACTTAATTATATTATATCACTTTTTAAGACTTTTAAAAGGCTTTTTTATAATAAAATAGAGTCTTTTTATAGACTCTATAATAATTGTATGCAATTATACGTTAATTAAACTTTCGTACACTTCAACGCTCTTTTTGGCTAAATCCAAACGCTGGTTAAGCCGGTCTTTCTCATTCTTAACTTTAGGATACTCATATATATGCAGCTCGACTCCTGGAGATTTTTTATCCAATAAAAACACATCTTCAATTCCAGCAATTTGTTTTTTTCCATCGCCAGATATCATTCCTAAGGATTGCATTGAATCTAAAATGTATTTATGGGCGCTTGCCACATTATCATCATCACGGCGGTTGTCTGGTTCTTTCCAAATAAATATAATTCCTATTCGCTCAAAACTTCCACTGTGCTGACTTTTTAATTGCCAACCTATCGAGTATTCAGTATCCTTTTTAAATTTGTTTCCAGTGTGCCTATTGTGGTTTATTTTCGATATTAATTCGTTTAAAGATGGTTGTTTGTCTATTAATTTCATTTTAATCATAACTAACTCTGATAAATGTTTCTTACTTGCTTAATGATATAGTTAATAGTACCATCGCCGTTGTATTGAATTTCAAACCTAGAAGAATCTTCAAAAACATCAAAGTCACCTTTAATTGAAAACCCTGTATCCGTTTTAATTTGCTTAGATTTAAACTTGCTGCCAACCCATTTCTTATCAACTTCAAAAGGTTGGTCCGTGTCAACGCCAGCTTTTTCTAAGTTCATTAAGAATTTTTCTCGTTCCTCAATGCTATCAATAAAATCATTTACAGTTTCTTTAATGTCAATTTGAGCATTGTTAATATATCGCTCGTCTATTTCCATTCTACAATCAATCGCTTTACCGATATCTTCTTTCACATTCTTACGCAGCCATTTTTCCGTTTGATTTCTAAACAATCTCGTTATATCCGAAGAATCAAGAACGACTGTTGCTTGAAGAAAGTCGCTGATAAAAAATTCTACTTTTTCTCCGTTTTCGTCAATCGAATGTTTTTCAGCCATAATTAATTCATAATTACAATCAGGATCGGTTGATTTACCATAAAAAGCAAAATTGCTTAATTTTCTACCTTTTTGAGGTAATGAGATTGTATTAGGCTTAAGTTCAACTTTGAACTCTTTATCCTCAAATTTAATATCATGGACAAAAGAAGTCTTGTAGTCCATAAACATCATACCAATAGCTTTCTTTCCATCTGCTATTATCTCAACTACCACCAAATCACCTGACGGCGCTCCAAGTGTATTTTTTACAACTTTAAACATGTGGTCCGCTATATCTTTTGATGATTCTACGAAATAATCTTCTTCAAATTCAAAATTACTTTCAGTATTAACTTTTACACAACTGTTCTCAATAAGAAACTCACCCCTAAAATTTCCTTCGTTACAAAGAGCTTTCTTAATGTGGTTATGTAAATACATATAAGTTTCTTCATCAAGCTCAAGTAAATTAGTTCCTAAAATAGGTTCTTCTCCGTTACCATCAATAACGTGTACAACAGTCTTAATAATTGCTAAATCTTCACATCCTCTTAACATTTAATTCCCTCCTGTTCTTCATGCCATTTACTTACTTCGCGCTCTACATTCTCTAAAATTCTTAATGTTTGCGCTTTAGTAACATAATCTAACTCTTTATCGCCAGCCACGCATCCTATGGCTACATGCAACGCTCTTAATTCTTCTTTAGTCATTGTGACGCACCTCCGTAATTCTAATCAATTTATCATCTTGATTATTAAATAATAAGTTTTT